GTTCATGGCATCCTCTTAAATATATGCTTGCCATTTTCTCCAAGCCTTCTTCCTTGTTCGTCTTTCTTATTCTTATCCTTGAATCTTGCATCAACATTAACAAGATAGTTAACAGTAGACATATACCATTTCTTTCTTGCTTTATCGTCAGCCTCTTCTGATAACCATACATCCCTTGACATAAGGACTGCATCTAAGTTGGGGATATTTGTGAAGGTTTTAAGCCATTTGTCATAGTCAGTCTTTTTAAGTCTGATTACAACACCTTCAAAGGCATATTCATTTTCCATTTTTTTCTCCAGTTTATTTATGGACTTACTCTCATGCTATTCTTTGAGGATTGAGTTATGGCATAGGTTTCACATCCCCTGCTAATGCAAGGGTGTGACCTAGATACCATGCTAATCTTCTCGGACATCGCTGATGGCATTAGACTACTGCACCTAGTGTCTAATTTGTGTGCTACATACTTAAAGAATAGTGCTTTAAGTCATACTGCGTTCACACTTTCGGTCTCGCATTTGGCTGTGTATGAATCCCATAGTAACCATTTAATGACAAGTGCTATGGTCTTACCCCTCCGCTTGTCTCTTTTACAAAATACTATAGAATGTATTTTAATTGCAAGAACTTTTTTAAAGTTACTACAATTTAATGTATTCATATACATTACTCTAGTTGGTAAGAGGGGAGAATTTTTTAAAGTTCATTTTTATTTTTCTTCCCTTTTATTTTATTTTACAGAAATGTTTGACATCTTATACTAAAGTGTATACCTTGTATGCAGAGAGTGTAATATGAAGTATAGCAATGAGAATAATCTTCCGGATGTTTTTGCGAAAGCAGTAGTCCGTGATACGTATTCACGTGGCAAGGCTGACATATCTGCAACTGGACTACTCAAGCCACCTAGACAAGCGCACCTAGCATATCAACATGACGATCAAATCGTAGTAGATGTATCCAAGCAAGTGTGGTCTCTGTTTGGAAGAGCGGTGCATCATATCCTAGAATTAGGAACACTAGATGGTTATATCTTAGAGCAAAGATACTTTGCTCAGTGTTGTGGATGGACAGTATCAGGTCAAATAGATGTACAAAGATTAGACCCTCAAGGTGTAACAATTATGGACTGGAAAACCCGTAAGGCTTATGCCGTGATGAATGGTAGACGTAGTGATGTAGAGCAACTAAACATTTATGCTTGGCTTGCTCGCAAGAATGGTAGGGAAGTAACCCAACTACAGATTGTTAATATCATACGTGACCATTCCTCATTTGAGGCTGAAAGAAATCCCTCTTACCCACAAAGTGAAGTGACTGTAACTGACATAGACCTATGGACTTTTGCAGAACAAGAAGAATTTGTGCGTGACAGAGTGGAGGCGCATCAGCTATCTTCTATCACCCTGCCTGATTGTACAGACGAGGAAAGATGGAAGAGACCTGACAAGTTTGCGGTGATGAAATCCGGTGGTAAGAGAGCGTTTAAACTCTATGACACACAGGAAGAGGCTGACGAATTTTTACAGGAACACGAAGATTATGTTATAGAACATCGTAAAGGCGAAGCAATTCGTTGTGAGAAGTTCTGTGATGTGTCTGCATTTTGTGACCAATATCAAGGAGAAATGAATGGAAATGATTAATGAAAGTACAGGCGAGGTAAGTGTGTCTAGTCGTACAAGTGAAACACTAGGTGAGTTAGGTAAAGCATTGGCAGAAGCACAATCAGAGTTCCCTACTATACCTAAAACGAAAACAGTTGAGGTGCGTACACACGATGGCAAAAGCTACAAGTATAGTTACGCTGACTTAGCTGACATATTAAAAGTTATAGTTCCTATAACTAGTAAGCATGGTTTATCTGTTGTGCAAATACCAATCGTAAGTAACAGAGGCAATACTTTAATCACTAGGCTACTGCATAGCAGTGGTGAGTGGATAGAGAGTGAGTTGCCATTAAGACAACAGCGTGATGGCGCACAAGCATTAGGTTCTGCGCTTACTTACATGCGTAGATATGCCTTGAGTTCTATGCTTAACATAGCTACAGATGTAGATGATGATGGACAGATAGCAGACACAGATCACGTGGGTGCTGAGCCACAGGTACAGAAAGGTGGCAAAGTAAAAGAGCCTAGCAAGGCAGAAGATTTGCATGTGTTCATAGATAACTTGCTTGAAGAGGCAAGGGGAAAAGATACTGTTCTTGAAGTAGAAAGGCTTTGGTTAGATGGTGCAGAAAAGACTGCACAGTTACAAAGGCAAGATAAGAAAAAGTTTGATGAGGCAGTAGCTGAGTTGAAGAAGATCAGAGAAGTCATTGATCAAGATGAAGTATAACTTGTGTAGTTAGGTGTTCGACCTAGGAAATGTGAAGATAAAATTGCGAACTCTTTACCCTAACCACACAAAGGTGTAGGCGGACACTTAAAAGACCTGATAGTTAATGTAGCCGTTGGAGAAGTTGGTAGTGTTCTTCGTAACTAAAAAACTACCACTTGTTTAATTAATGGAGAAAAAATATGGAAAACGAATACCCTGATAGCGTAAGGATATTTCCCAACAATGAGAACGCTGATAGTGCAATAGATGTGAGCGTGTTCTTTCGTGTAAACGGAGAGGAACACAAGCTACGTATCTACAAAAACAATCGCAAAGAAGAAGGAGACAAGAGACCTGATTACTTAGTTAGTCTTACTCTTAATGGCTCTGACTTGGAAGCTAACAGTTGGAAGAAGGTTTCCAAAGATGGTGGTAAGACATACTATCAAGGAACACCTAAACCAAAGCAGGTTGGTTATCAATCAAGCGGTACACAAAACACAGCAGTAGGTTCTGATACCTCGTTTAAACCATCTAATGACGACATCCCCTTCTAACGATTGGGCAGACAAGATACGTTCACAAAAGTATTTATCTTTTGTACGTTCACATGGTTGTTTAGTTTGTAGTAGACCTTCGCAGGCACATCACCTTACACACATTATGGAAGGTAGCAGAGGAATGAGGCGGACAGGAGATCAGTTCGCAGTTCCTCTTTGTGAAGAACATCACCGCCAATTACATGCTCATGGTAATGAGAATAGATGGTGGGCGATGGAAGGTATAGACCCTTTGGAGTGGGTTAACGAGAAATGGAAAGAGTTCAACAAGAAATAAAAGTTACTTTGACACCTGCTGAAATGTTAACAGCAGGACAACAAGGACTTATGCGTATGGTACAGAATCTACGAGACAATCGTACACCTAAGTATGGTGCGCCTAAAGACATGACTGCATGGGCAATCAACATCTATGGCACTATGGGCGAGGCTTGTGTTGCTAAGTGGGGTGGCTTGTGGTGGAGTGGTTCGCTTGGTGATTATCAGGCGGATGATGTGCAGAAGTTACAAGTACGCACAGTAGATCACAGTAAGAAACGATTGATACTACATGACGATGATAAGGACGACAGACCTTACGTGCTTGTATATGCAAACCCCCCTGAGTTCTATATCAAGGGGTGGATTATGGGTGCTGATGGCAAGGATAAGAAGTATTGGAGTGACCCACAGGGTACAAACAGACACGCTTACTTCTTGCCTGATGACGTGTTACATGACATTAATGAATTGGAGATAGGCTTATGGCTATGAATTACTTTTTAATAAAAGATATGTGTAGGGATGGAGATCACGAATACTATGATTATGTTCCTGTTGAAACCACAATGACCCATGAAGATTTAAGAAACAATAAAAACTTTTGGGAAGAATGTTTTCTTGCATGGCAGTTTCATTATATTGAACAAGACAGTAATAATGATTGGTGGGGAGGCATGAGGATTGTTTCTATTTATGATTGGAAACCGCTTACAAAAGAACAGTATGAAGTCTTAGATGATGTAATAGGTGCTTGGTCACTAGATCAAATCATCGAAGAGGGAGAAGAGAATTGGCTTCCTCACAAAGATAACTACGAGGATTATGGATTGGACTTGATACCTTGTACTGAGTACAACAAGGAGGATGCAGTATGACAGTAGGTAAAGATGTACTTGAGAAAGCCTTACAAGGTGTTGAGGCAAAGAAACATGCATACAGGCAGACGAGGGAGGGTACAGTAGTATCGTTCCTTATACACCCTGATGATGTGCCTAAGTTATTAACACAAGAATTATCTGTGAGTGCGATAGGTGCTAGATATATGTTGGGTATTGTCAGGATGGAAGATGAATCTGATTACCCTGTTGTGCCGGAGGAAGTAACCATAGGTGAACGTGCATTTAAACGTGCGTGTTTGATATGTCGTGACCCCAGCTACATAAGTTGGATACGTTTAAACTCTGAGCGATGGTTGCAGTTGTACTCTGTGGACGAGTCAGAAAAAAACGATGAGACCTATGCGTCAGATGTAATAAGAAATGTCTGTGGTGTTTTGAGTCGTAAAGATTTAAAAGAAAACAAAGATGGACAAACAAAATTGACTGAGCATATAAACGAATTTATGCAGGCAGTAGGAAGATAAAAGTATAGCTAGGTAGGAGTGAGTCTTTGTAAAATCCTTCACACTCATGTCGTCATTAAGTTAACAGAGTGAGTGGATAACTAGAAGGTTAGGACTAAAAGTAAATGAGAACTAAACCACCATGCACTACCTAGCTACACACCTTAAGGAAAACAAATGAAAATAGAAATAGAAAAAGATATACCAATAGAAAACGCAAGATCAAAAACTAGGAAAGATATAGAGAACATGGAAGTAGGTGACTCTATATGGGTTCCTAATAAAAAAGATTCAGAAAGATACAGACATGCAATGATGCGTTTAGGTTGGAAAGTTACAGTAAGAAGATCAGATACTTCCCATCTAGGAGGTACTGATCTTAATGGTTATAGGATATGGAGAGCCAAGTAATCTACTCGTCTAAGTCTCTGTAGTATTCTACGATGGCAAGGATATCCCTTGTGTATCTCTTGATCTCAGCCATGTTGTTGCTGATGTTCTCGTAATCCTTCGTTGTCAGCGCATAGTAAGCCTGTCTAGGTGCTTTACCTTCTTCGACAAGGGTAAGGTACTCCTTCATAATTTCAGGTGTTAAAACCTCCCAATCAAATCCAAGCATCTGCATTTCTATAGGCAATGGAGGATGAAACATAGGCGGTCTCTCCTCTATGTTAACCACTTCTATAGGCTTGACTGCCTGTCTCATCAACGAACATCCACTTGCCAACAGGCAAAAGCTAATCAGTATTACTAGTTTCTTCATCTGTCTCATCAAATTGTGTAGGGTTAGTGATCTTAACTAGATCATCGAACACTCTCTTGCTCGCTCTATTGACTCTAGTTTCAATCATCTTGGGTTTTGCTAGGGCAAGGTTATCTAAGTCATGCTTAGCGAATGTTTGTTTGAGTGCGTTTACTTCTCGCATAGAGTCCTGATTCTTTTTTGTCAGGCTATCTATCTGTGCATAAGTCTGTGCTTGTTGTTCTAAATTCTTTTTGATCTGTTCGTTTTGTTTGGTGACTTCAGTTTCTAAAACAATCTGGTTTGCCTGAAGCTGCGATATGGTTCCGTTTAAACTGTATATCCAGATACCAGATATGATCAGGAGAAATGCAAGTCCAATACTTATTTTAAACATCTTCAGCAGCACGTGCGGGCGCAGCCCATTTTCTATAATGTGTAAACATCTAGTGGTTTCTCCTTACCTTTTACTTGTAAAGGTTCTAATAATGTTAACTCATAATCACTCTTTATGGCAGTGTTATAACCTATTAATACATCAACGCCAGCTTCTTTTGTTCCGCTTTCTAACCTAGCACCTATGTTTACTGCATCACCTATAGCAGTATAGTCAAACCTAGATTCACTACCCATGTTACCTATCACTGCATAGCCTGTATTAATACCTATACCAATAGCTACAGCCGGGATACCCCGGTCCATTAACTCTATGTTTAAACTTTCCATGTTACGCTGGATATCTACAGCACAATCTATGGCTTTGTTTTCGTGGAAGTCTTGATTAATAGGTGCATTAAATATTGCCATCATGGCATCGCCTATATATTTATCTACCATACCACCATTCTTTTGCACCGCACTTTGTTGTGCAGTTAAAGCTTTGTTCATAATATAGGTAACGTCTTCCGGTTCGAGAGTCTCCGACATAGAGGTGAATCCCCGAACATCAGTAAATAAGAAGGTAGCATATCGTTTTTCTCCCCCTAACTTTAATAAGCTAGGATTTTTTTGTAGTTGTTTGACTTGTCTAGGGTCAAGATAATGTTCAAATTGTTTCTTTATTTGTTGTCTTAACTTATATTGTTCTCTAAATCTTACATAAAAAGCAACGCTTCCTGTAATAAATTGAGATATTAAAGCCCATGTTACATCTAATAGTACACCATTTTGTATAGTATAAACTCCATAAGTAGCTGTAGATAAAAAAACTATAGCAAAGAATGATATCCCTAAGGTAATACCAAACACGTTTAATACAAGCCAAACAAATACAGTAGAGGCAATGAATATTAATACCTCTAATGCTAATGCATAGTCAGGTATATAAGGACTGTCTTGTATTAGTATACTTTCAGCTAGACTTGCTTGTATTTTATGTGGCTCTAATAAACCTACAGGTGTAGCCAACTGAGGCATAATACCTTTTGCTGTAAAACCTATGAACACAAACTTATCTTGTACATCCATAGTTGCTAAGTCTGTTTGTGGTGTATCAACCCAACTAATCCATTTACGACCTAATGAATCTACAGGTACAGCAGGTAAACCTTTAACTCGTATCTCTTCTAATCCATTATCATTTGTTTTTATAACGTAGGTATCTGCACCGGCAAGTATCTTTAATACTTCTGTTCCATAGGCTGGTGTCCATCCATCAGGTGTACGCATTAATAAAGGCAACCTTCGTATTAGATTATCTACATCAGTCCGGGCAACAGCTAATCCTTGGGCTGTTGATTGTTTAAACATATCAATATTCTGGATCACGCCTTCTATAGTCATCCCGCCTATGTCATCGCCTAGTATTACAGTACCAATAGTAGGTGGATATAAACCATTGTTACCTTCAAACATTGCCAGCACGGACGCAGCCTGCTCTAAAGATTGTTTAAACTCTATGTCACCACCAAATCTATCTGGCTGGGGGAAGGCGATTACCCAGCCAATACCTAAAGCCCCCTTCTGTATCAACTGCGATTGCACCTCTGCAAGCCTTTGTCTTGGTAAAGGATAACCGCCCTCATTAGTTATATCATCTTCAGTTATATTAAGTACAGTAAAATAACCTGAAGGTTCTTGATCTTTTACAAATGAATCAAAGGTTTTAAGTTTTAATATCTCGTAAGCTATAGGCTGATACACATAGACTGAACCTAATGTAAGAAATAAACCTATAAATATAATACTTTTTTTCATCCTGAACTTTGTTTAATTGTTATTGTTGTTGATGAACCACCATTAATTTTTACTGTATTAGATACACCATCTTGTATGAGTATAATTGTATAACTATCAGAACCATCTAAGTTTAGTTTAGCACTTTGGTTTACTGTTCTTGTAAGACTTATGTTCTGTCCTGATACTATGGTTGTAATCTGTGTGTCTTTGTCTTGTCCTATATCTGTACCAGCTATACGAATACCAACACCACCTTGCTTGAGTGCATCTTCTTCCTTGGTTATAGCTAATGCATCTAATACATTTAACAAATCTTCAAGAAAGTTTACATCTAAATAGTTAATATCTAGTTCAGTAAACTCTAGTTCTGCTTCTGCATCTAAGAAATCTTCGGCAAGATAATCTATATCAAGATCATCAAACTCTAAATAGTCTACTGTAGATTGTGTTTGTGATTCTTCTATTGATTGTTCTACTTCTTGTGGAGGATTAACAATCAACATGTTATCTATCAAGTCCAGTGATATGTCTAAGGTAACAGGCTTAGTAGGATTGTTTTCGTAAACAGATACTGTAGTAGCTTGATAAGGTTTATTTAAAGTTACACTACCCATACCGGTAGACACTATAATTTCACCACTAGATATACCATTTTCATCAGGCAATAATATAACTAAACTTCTTCCTAGTTCATCTACTGTACATGTAAAGTCTGTACCTCTTATAGCTATGTCAGCTGTAGGTGTACGTATAGATATGTTGCTTTTATTATTGAACTTGCCTGTAATAAAACGTGCTGTACCACTAGCAAACTTGAGTGCCATCTTTGATTTAGATGGGTCAGGGTCATAGATGTACTCATCTATTACTAACTTAGAATGCTCTGTAAGTTTTACTGTAGAAGAATCCGCAAAAGTTATGGCAACTCTGCCCGTTTCTGTACGGACATCATCCATTTGTTGTATGTTAAATGCTAGTTCAGCACCATAAGGTTTGTCTCTAAGGACCTGTGCATTGCCTCTTACTTCAGATATAGAACCTATCTCAACAGATGAATGAAGTAGTTGCGTCTGACTGAGTAACACAGACAGTGCCGTTAGAGCCAACAGATGTAATTTTAAGCCAGTCATTATCTGATGTAGACTCCTGATCTATATTAAATGTTCTTGTACTACCTGTATGATCTAAGTAGAAGTAACCTCCAGCATATCCATCCCCATCATAGGTAACTGTATTATCACTACCATCTATATCCATAAAGTTTGTAGCACCATCTACATCTATAGATGAAGTTATTGAGTTGCCTGAACCTTGTATTGTCCAATCTAAATCTAAGTTAGCTGCTAGTGCAGTCATAGCGTGATTGAGTGTAAACGTATTTGTATTACCTGTAACCTGTACATTTACATTAGAACCATCTGCACCTGTAGCATTAGTCTCATCTGTAGACATATTAAATGTGTTGGTATCACCTATAAAAGAAAAGTAACCTGTGTAGTTATCTGCCCATATATCACCAAGGAATTTATTTGTATTACCTTTCTGTAATATATCTAAGGTCATAGTCGCACCATCAATATCTAATGCTGTCATAGAACCAGCAGCAGCAGTTGCTCCACCAATTATATTACCACTACCACCTACCTGTTCTATATCTAAATTAGATGTAGCACCTGACTGGTCTATAAATATCTCATTGTCAGCCCCGTAAATCAGAGATACACTCATCATCACAACTAGGCTGTTTAATATTATTTTCATGTTTCCAATAGCCTTCTGCATAGCCCTCCTCTATTGTTTGTAAAACCGCTGTCTCTACTGCCATCTGTAAAGCAATGTTTATAGACTCATTTTCTACTATACCACTCTCAATTTCAACTAATTCAGTATTATTGTTATAGAATCTAAATACATCTTGTGTTATAGAAGCACTAAGAATTGACTTAGTTACTAATACTTCAATCAATATTTCACCTGTACTGACTGATACTGTACGTAAAGATATAGTTACGGAGTCTTGTCTGTATTGTTTTGAACCACCTATACCAAGGTATCTTGCACCTGCACCACCTGACTTAACATTAGTTTCATAACCTACAACACCACCTTCCATTAGTATTCCAGCAAACAATAAAGGTTTTACCTTTTGTTTTTCATCAAAGTTTTCTCTAGTAGTACGTATAATCTGTCTTTCTTTAGTAAGATTATCTAAACCTTTACGTTCAACTACATTAAATACATTGGAATGTTTCAATGCTCGTATTAGATAAGCATCAGGTGACTGTGTAATAGCTGTACTAAAGCTTGCGTACTGACTATTACTTCTTCGTTGTCCTGTATCGTCTTTAAAAGAATTAGGATATACAGCTACTACAGGTTTCTTTATAGGTGTATCTACTTCTGAAAGGTTAGTAAGTAAAGCACCAACCTCTGCTGACTCAATACTTCTTATTGGAGGTATCCCATTACCCAATGGGTCTACTATTAAAGCGCAATTAGAAAGTAAAGGAACCAAGAGGTACAGTAATTTCTGTAGTATTGCCTTCTTCATCTGTAATTATTAGTGTTACTTTATCTTCTTCTACTCTATATTCTATGGTGTTACCTTCTAATTCTAGCGTACCAAAATCAGATGCGGTCTCACCAAACAAACTATCAACCAACTGTCTGCTTAGTTGTGCATATATTCTACTCTCTAAGTTACGTATAAACCTAGCCAACGTAGTGTTTTCAGCCTCTCTCTCTAGGTCTTCTGTATATGCCCTGATCTCTTCTCGTATAGTTTCTTTCCTATTGAACTCTTGATTCTCTATAGTTAAGTAATGACTTGAGGTACCAACCCCTGAGAAACTAGGGTTCTTAAACTTGTGTGTCATTTCATCTGCTTGTACAGATAAGACAACAAACATAATTATTATTATGGAAGATATCAGCAGTAATTCATCGGGTCTGTTTTGATTTTTCATCTTGTTCTCTTAGTTCTAAAACTGTATTGACCTTCTGCTGTAGACGTATCATGTCTTGATCTAGCAATCTAAGCTGGTCGGTAAGCCTGATGATTGTCATTTTCATTTCGGCAACTGCTGGGTCTATCCTATTGGTTATAGTTTGCCAAACAAAGTATACGAAATATCCTAGACCTACTACCATAACCACAGGAAAACCAAAGTCTTGTACTATCTTTGCTATATCCATCAGTCTCGCCTTGCATCTATACTGCCATCCTCTACGAAGTTCTCTGCTCTAGCTATCCGTTCTAAGTCTGGTGACATATTAAGTGCGCTAGATACACTAGTATCTATACGTATAATATCGTTGTTCATTGTTGATGCTCTAGTTATAAGCATCTTAGATATACCTTCTATAGTTTTGATCTCATCTACTAGACCATCCATAAGTTGTTTCATTACTAGGAATATAAAGAAAGCCATAATCAATCCACTAGCTATAGGCAGTCCTAACTTAGCTATCAGATCAAATGCTTCTGTCATGATGCTACTCTATCTCTTAATCTTTTCGCTCTGTCACCTACCTGTGTAGCCCACCTGCTGTCCATCATTTCGACAGAGGCTGTTTGGAAATCTCCTTCCTCCATAGCCTTCAAAAATTTTTTGAAACCTCCCAATCTAGGTAGACCTAGATTAAAAGCCATGTTCGCCATGACCCTTTGTTTATTATCATCTAAGTCTTTCCACCATGACATGTTTCTATCTAACTCCATACATACTATATCTATGTCAGCGTTTAAACACTGTAGTATTCTTTCTTCAGATACTGGTGTACCTACATCCATTCTGTATTCTTCATCTTTAGGTATTATTAAATGACCTACTCCAAACGTAGGATAACCTAGATGATCTAGGTATATCTCATACTCAAACCCTTCGTCTTGTATTATTTCTTTTACTAATTTATCTCTATCCATCTTGGAACTTACTCTCCCTTTCTAATATATGTCTTGGTATAGCTGTATCTATTTTATATTGTTGTAGTAAATTTACTTTTTCTTTTATCATTTGCATGTATCTGACTCTTAATCTTTCTTTCTTTTCTTCTGTATAAGATTGATTAGCCATTGCATACTTAAATCTTTGTTGTATATCAAGAATTTCTTGTCTCATATTTTTAACATTTCTATTTCTTGTTTCTACAGGATCAAGTCCATAAACATTTACTCCAACAAATCTTAGCAATGCTTGTGGCACAGTATCTGATGGTGATCCTGTAGGTCTAGGTATATCTTGTAATGCTTTAGCAGTTTTACTTATAGCACCATTAGGTGTTAACCATGATGGCATACCTAAACTATACATATACCACAATGTATTTTGTATTCTATCTTCTACAGGATCACGTTCATCCCATATTGTTCTCTGTGTAAACGGGTCTTTGTTTGTTTTTATTGCTAAGAATATATCTGCAAAAGGTCCTGATAAAAATCCTGTTGTTCTTTGTGCTTCAAAAAAATCACCATTAGCAGCATCCCTAACTACATCTGTGTACATAGTCCAAGGAAAGAAATAACCTATATCTAAAAATTGATATCTGCCTTCAGAATCTTTGTATGGCAATACATAAACACCAGTTCTTTTTGCAAGCCAAGGCTCTAAACCTTTCTGTAATTTTTTTTCTTCATCATCTTCAAAACCAAATGCATATGCAGATAGTGCAGTAAGACCAGCAGATAATGCTACATATGGTGCAAATCTAAATGGATGATTAATAGCAGTCTCTACTAATGCTGGAAAAGCTTTGTAATAAAATGTAAAGAAAGGCATACCTATTGGTGCTTTCCTAAATAATTTACCAGCTGCTGGTACATCTGAATAATCAAATAAAGATTTTTGTGCCAACATAAAAGCATCAAAGTCTGTCATGCCTTGTCTTTCCATTGCATCTATTATGATAGCTGTCTTACCTACTGACTCAGTAAACTGATATATATCTCCAGCTTTCTTAAATGTTTTTTGTACTAATATTTTTGGCAATCTAAAAAATTTAGCTACGGGTCCTAATGCATCTTGTTCTTGTAATAAATCTAAATACTCTTCACTTACTCTATACATTTCAGCATCTGTAAACCCTGTTCCTTGTATGCCAAAGTCTTCTGCTATCTTCCAATACTTACCATCAGTTCTTATTTGCTCAATAGCTTGTCTCATTCTTGGTATAACTTTATGTATAGGTATACCTCCTACAAGATTCATAAGTATCATGTTAGAACCTACGTTACGTACTACTGTAGGTGGATTCAATGGTACTTTAAGAAGCTTCCATATACTTGTTCCTTTTTCTAAAGCAGCTATAGTTTTACTAAATGCATTATCAGTATCACCCATACTAAAAGTACCTACTACGTCATCGTATATTTCTTTTCTTACAGCAACACCTCTAAGCATTCCGTATTGTTTACTTGTAGGTAATCTTTTAAATCTGTCATCAATAGGATTATCATTGCCATATCCTAATGACTCTGCAACTGGCTTGCCTAAATCTTCATATTGTTTGGCTAATGATTCCATTCTTGCAGCTTGTTCTGGTTCGCCTTGTCTAAAATAATCAGCTTGTTCTCTTAATCTTTTTGATTCTTCGAGTAACCACAAGGCACTTACCTTTTGTGTTTGACCATCTTGTTCTATTGCAACAAGCATATCTTTATCACGCAATGCCCAATTTTGATTCTTAGAAACTTGATTAAAGAAATCTAATATAGCCATATCTCTTAAAGGTCTTTGTATACCAGCTAATACTCTATACTCAGGTGACAATTCTTGTATGTCTCCTAGTATCATTCTAGTTTCGTCTGTTAATTCTTTTCTTTTCTTTAAGTATGCTAGTTTCTGTCCACTCGGATTATCAAGTATATGTTTCATATATAACTTAGGTAGATAACTTCCTCTATTTTCTTCAAACTTTGATCTTGGTAGCAATCCAGCATTTACTAACTGTATTCCTACTCTATCTATTGATTGTTTACTTTTTACTGCAACTTTACGTAGGTTCTCATCGGTTATAAGTGAGGCATCTGCATCTACACCACCTTCTATGTATGAATTAAACTCACGTCTATTACGTTTAAACTCTTGTTCACTCTTGTTTGTTTTCTTAGGATTAAGATATGGACCAAGATCGTTATACATATCTACAGCTACTTTCTCTGCTAGTCTTATATCACCAGCAGTTCTATAACGTAAGTTCATAAACTCTTTTAACTGTGGTAATCCACCAAGTCCACTAAAGTATTTAGTTTGAGATAAGTTGCCTAAGAATCCTGTAATCCTTTTCCAATAACTAGCCTTTTGTGCATCAGATGGTGTGCTTGAATACTTAGCTGGATTTTTTACTACCTGTTCATTACTATCAAAAGTAAATACAGGTAC